ATGAACATTGATAAAACCCAATACAAACAGGATGCCAAAGGTAATCTCGTGCCGCTGGCCAATATTAAAGAAATCGACCTGCTGCGCGATGAGCTGGTGCAGGAAATCGCCGCCAAAGCCCGCGCGGTACAGGATAACCTGATGGCGTTCAAACGCGAGGCGATGGACGATATTGCAGCGTTTGTACAGTTGAGTGCCGACCGCTATGACGTATCTGTCGGCGGCAAGAAAGGCAATATCAGCCTGCACAGCTTCGACGGCGCGTACCGCGTCAACCTTGCCATGCAGGACACGTTGGTATTCGACGAAGGTTTGATTGCCGCCAAAGCCCTGATTGACGAGTGCATCAACGAATGGACGGAAGGCAGCCGCACGGAGTTGAAAACACTGATTAACGCGGCGTTTTTGGTGGATAAGGAAGGCAATATCAGCACCGCCCGCGTCCTCGGCCTGCGCCGTCTGCAAATCACGGATGAAAAATGGCAACGGGCGATGGATGCGCTCTCCGACAGTTTGCAGGTGCATATCAGCAAGCCGTTTGTACGGGTGTACCGGCGCGGCGAGGATGGGGAGTATCAGCTGATGAATTTGGATGTGGCGAAGGTGTGAACATGGCAAAAATCATTATTGAAATCGAAGACCTGCCCGAGGGCACCGCTGTTAATTTCAAGGGCGACCTCCCGGCGGCGGATGCAAAGGATAAAACGGGCGCGCAGCAAACGGCTGTCTTAATCAGTAAGATGATACAGGCGGCACAGATGATGACACCGCCCGTCCGTAGACATTAGGCCGTCTGAAACTATAAACCAACCGCACGGCACGGTCTGCCGCATTTAAACCTAAACAGGAGTCAAAAAGTGAATAAATCTGAATTAGTACAAGCTGTTGTTGCCGAAACCAACCTGAGCCAAGTGCAAGCGGCAAAAGTGGTGGATGCCGTTATCGGTGCAATCAAGCAGGAACTGGCCAAAGGCGGTGAGGTCGCATTGGTCGGATTCGGCACGTTTTACGTCGCCCAATCCGCCGAGCGCAAAGGCCGTAACCCGAAGACCGGCGAGCCGTTGACGATTGCCGCCGCTAAAACGCCTAAATTCCGTGCCGGAAAACCTTTGAAAGAAGCGGTAAACAGATAAGCAAACCATTCTTTAAAACAGGCCGTCTGAAATGTTTCAGGCGGCCTTTTTCTATCCGCTCCGTATGTTTGCCAAGTGGTTCAATTCAGGCTAGAATGATATTATTCATTGATTTTAATGGAAAAAGTGAAACGACGTTTCACTTTTTGAGGTTTGTGGGAAGAAAAAAATGGAAACCCGTGCTCAGAAAAAACAGCGGTTGATACGGCTCATCCATGTGGCCAAAACCCAGTTGATGATGGACGACGGCGAATACCGCGCGCTGCTCGCCAACCTGTCATGCGGCAAGACGAGCAGTACCAAGTTATCGGTCGAAGAGCTGGAGCTTGCCGTACGGGCGATGAAGATGCGGGGTTTTGTGGTTACCACTAAGGCGCAGGCGGCATCAGGCAAACCTGATTTGCCGGTGCATATGCCAAACCGCATGATGGAGGCGCAGGTCAAAAAGATACGCGCGCTTTGGTTAGAACTACACGATTTGGGCGCAGTGCGAAGCCCGTCCGAATTGAGCCTGGCCCGTTTTGTCAAACGCATGACGGGCATAGATTATCATGGATGGTTGGGGACTGATGACGCGATACGGGTCATCGAGTATTTGAAGAAGTGGAAAGTGAGGGTGGAAAATGGCGGACAACAGAGTGCCTGAGCTGGTGGCGGACTTGGAAGACCAGGCGGTCGCCTGCTTGATGTCGGTATTGCCGATGGAGCGGCAGCAGGCGGTCGAGGTATCTAAAAAGCTGTCTCATCATCTGACCAGCAACTGGGGCGGGCAGTTGATTTATTTCCCCAAAAACCTTTTGGGCAGGGTATCGGAGCGCGATATGCAGATTTATAAGGAATTTAACGGCAAGAATCATGTGGAGCTTGCCCGCAAATATGATTTGACCGTCCAGCACATCTACCGCATCGTCAAGGAGGTCGGGATGGCGGAGCGGGCAAAAAATCAGGGAGATTTGTTTGTGTGATTACCCGATTTATTCAAGATAGCGGTCAGGATTCGTCCTGACCGCTTTTTTAGCGCATTTATCGGCTTGGATAAGGGTTTGTCTATCTCAATGGTAAAACGCGCTAAAAACGCGGTTTTAACGCCTTTTGGCAATCCAATCTTTAAGCCGCATTAAAAGCGGTTTCAGACGGCCTTTGCCACAATAGCCTCATCCATCCGATGAGGCTTTTTTATGTCTTACGAAATTTTCCGCGCAGGCACGCGCACCGACGCAAACGGCAATACGGTAACGATTACCGAGGCCGACCTTGCTGCCGCTGCCCAAGCATATGACCCGAAGGTGCATGAGGCCCCTATTGTGGTCGGGCATCCCAAGGCAGATGCACCCGCCTACGGCTGGGTCAAGTCGCTTGGTGTGCAAAACGGCGTGTTGACGGCGGACTTTGACCAAGTCGATGAGGGCTTTGCGGATTTGGTTAAGGCCGGACGATATAAAAAAGTGTCGGCGAGTTTTTACCCGCCAACCAGTCCGAACAATCCCAAACCGGGCATTTGGACGCTGCGCCATGTCGGCTTTTTGGGCGCGCAACCACCCGCCGTCAAGGGCTTGTCCGCCATCAGTTTTGCCGAAGGCGAAGTTTATGTCGAGTTTGCCGAAGAACCGCAGGAAATCGGCCTTTTGCGCCGGTTACTGAACATGGCGGGTTTGAAACCTGCCGAATTTACCGAATCACCCCCACCCCCGGAAAACCATGAAAACAAGGAGACCCCTATGTCGTTGGAACAAGAGCTTGCAGCCGAAAAGGCCGCCCGCGAAGCTGCCGAGAAGAAGGCCGCCGAATCGCAGGCGGAATTGAAAAAGCTGCAAGACGAGCAGCATGCCGCCCTGCGCGATGGTGCGCATGAGCAGAATGCCGAATTTGCCGAAGGCTTGGTTAAAGAAGGTCGTCTGAAACCTGCCGACAAGGATTTGGTCGTCAAGGTTTTGGATTTTGCCGAATACCCTGACGACGTAACCGCCGACTTCGGCGAAGGCAGTAAGAAGCAGCCTTTGTCTGCCGCGCTGCGTGCGTTTTTTGCCGCTGTCCTGCCTAAGCAGATTCAGGGCGGCGAGATGGCTAAAGGTGAAACGCCGTCGGGATTGGCGGCAGACTTTGCCGAAGCGTCGGACCCGGAAGCCTTGAGCCATCACCAACGTGCATTGGCATTGGCGGCGAAGGAAGGTATCCCTTACGAAGAGGCTGCCCGCCGTACTATTGCTTAATCATCAACCCGTCAAATGCGACGACATTGTCGCATTTGACCTAAAAAAGGATAAAACATGAGTGCATCTCATTTGCGCGGTATGCGCGGCCAGCTTGATCCGGTTTTGACCAATCTCGCGCTGGGCTACAAGCAAGCGGATTTTATTGCCGAGAAAATCTTCCCGGTGGTGTTTACTGAAAAAGAAGGCGTGCGTGTGCCGGTGTTCGGCAAGGGTTCGTTTGTCGAGTATCAGACCGAACGTGCGGTCGGTGCGGCATCGAATGTGATTACGCTGGACTCGCCAAGCTTTATGCCGGTCGTGTTGGAAGAGCATGATTTGGCCGCCGGTGTGGATTACCGCGAACAAGCGGAATCCATGTACGACGAGCGCGCCAAAGCAACACGCCGCGCGGTCAAGGGCGTGCAGCTGCGTCAGGAAATCGAAACTGCTGCCCTCCTGCAAAATAAATCGGCGTATCAGTCCGGTTTCAGCAAAGATTTGGCCTCCACCCAAAAATGGAGCGATAAAAACTCTGATCCGTTGGCAGACATCGAAACCGCCCGCGAAACGGTTCGCGCAGGCTGCGGTGTACGCCCGTCGGTGCTGGTGGTCGGCGCGGGCGTGCTGTCGGCACTGAAACGCCACGAGAAACTTATCGGTGCGCTGGGTGCGAATGAACGCAAGTCCCTGCTCACGGTCGAGCAGCTGAAAAACCTGCTGGAGTTGGACGACATCATCGTCGGCGAAGCGGTATCTACGCCTGCCGCAAATAAGGCCACCCAAGATATTTGGGGCAAATTCGCCAGCCTGATTGTGCGTCCGCATACGGCTTCCGGTGGCAATGACGAGGGTGAGCCGAGCTTCGGTTATACCTTCCGCCGTCGCGGTATGCCGGTAGTCGACCGCTACGAAGAAGTCGGCGGCAAGGTGGAATACGCGCGCTATACCGACATCCGCAAAGCGGCGGTGGTCGGCGGTGCATGCGGTTTCTTGTTTGAAAACGCGGTTGCGTAGATGTTGAAAGGCCGTCTGAAAGGCTTCAGGCGGCCTGTGGAGAGAAAAAATGACTTTATTTTTAAAGCGTGAAGATTTGGTTGCGCGTATTGCCGACACTCGATACCACCGTGTCGAAGGTACGACTGCTACCGTATGTACAGTGATTTTGCATTCCGGGTTTGTGGTCATCGGCAAGTCCGCCTGTATTACTCCCGACATCTTTGATGAGGCAAAAGGCCGTGAATTTGCCTATGAGGATGCACTCAAAAATTTGTTAGACCTGGAAGCGTACCGCGTCAAAGAAAATGCGCATGACACGCAGGAAAAGGAGTCTTAAATGGCACAAGCGAAGCAAGTGGTCTTGGTAACCACGGTCAAAACATCAGGCAAGGTGGTCAAAAACCGCTTTGTGGATTTTGCAGGCAAACAGGCCACCGCCGGTGTGAAAGTGCTGGGCACTGCTACTTTGGATGCGGATGCGGGCGAGATGTTGGCCGTTGATGTATTGGGTATCGCCTTGGTCGAAGCAGGCGGCACGATTGCCGTCGGCGACGAAGTGGCAGCCGATGCGCAAGGCGCGGCAGTTAAGGCGGCAGGTAATGCCAAGATTGCCGGTACGGCGCGCTCTGCGGCAACGGCGGCGGGCGAAGTCATCCAAGTATTCTTGAAAGGTTGATCATGGCTAAAGTTTATATCGCAAACACTCCGCTGATCTTGGAAAACGCCCAAGGCAACCAATTTCGTGTTGAAGCCGGCGAAGTGGTCGAATTGACAGCGGAGCAGTACGAATCAGTTGCGGCACACGTTACCCCGACACTGACAACCGGCGAAGAGTTGGATGTGCAACAGGTCGAGACCCCGACGCCTGCAGCAACACCGCCCGAAGACCCGCCGACAGAAACGCCGCCGGCCGGCGAGGAAGGCAATAAGTCGAAACGCGGCCAAAAAGGGGAGTAATCCATGTATATCGGTGCGGATGATTTGACGGCCGCGATGGGCAAAACGGAGTTGGTGCAACTGACCAACGACAATGCGCGCGGGACGGAACCCGACGCTCAGGTCATTGAGTCGGCAGTACGTTATGCCTGCGATTTGGTGGACGGATACCTGCGGGGCAGATATGTGCTGCCTTTGGCGGACACGCCGACGGTGTTGCAGCCTTTATGCATCAACATCGCCCGCCATTTTTTGCACAGCCGCCGCATCAACCGCGCCGACTTTCCGAAACCGCTGGAAACCGCCTACAACGCGACCATTAAGACGCTGGAAGCCATCCGCGACGGCAAAATCCACATCGGCATCGCCACATTGGACAAGCCGCCGCAACCCGAGCCGGGCGCATATCACGTCCGAGTGCGCGACAAAATGGATTTGGGAGGTTACTGATGAGCGCGACACGTCCGATTATTGATGCGGTAGTAGAGCATTTGCAGGCCGCTATCCCGTGGGTCAGCGTTGAGGCTTTTCCGGAACGGCCGTCCGAATACCAATTTATCCATCCCGTCGGGGCAATCTTGGTCGGCTACGGCGGCAGTAAATTTGGCGATATTGAGCAGCTCGGGCGCATTGCCCAGCAGCGCGATCTCAGGCTGATGTTAACCGTTTTTGGCAGCAGCCTGAATGCGGATGACGGCACGCTGGCGATTTTAGATGAGACGCGTCTTGCTATGGTTGGTTTTGCGCCGCCGAACTGCCAGCCCTGCCACCTTATCAGCGAGGAGTTTTTAGCCGAGGATGCGGGCGCATGGCAGTATCAGCTGGTCTTGCAGACCGAAACCCAGCAGGTCGAAGTCTGCCGTGAAGAAAAACGCCCGCTCTTCACTGCTGCTCACTACCGCCGACCCGGCCAAGACCTCAATCCAGATTTAAAACCTAAAAAATAGGAGTATCCATCATGGCAGCAGCCTACCATCACGGCACGGAGACCATCCGCATCGACGGCGGTTCCAACCCCGTCTATACCATTGACGGCGCAATTACCGCCATCGTCGGCACTGCGCCGGTCGGCGCGGTCAATGAGCTGACGGTATGTCAAACTAAAAAAGACTTTGGCCAATTCGGCGGCGAGTTGACCGCTCAAGGCTTTACCCTGCCGGATGCCGCACACATTTGGACGCGCTACGGCAGCGGTGTTGCCTATGTCGTCAATGTTTGCGACCCCGCCAAACATAAGACAACCGTCAGCAATGAAGTATTGACGGTTGATCCTAACACCTTGACGGCCAAAACCGCCAAGCCCGCTTTGCAAAGCGGCTACACGCTGACGGACGGCAGTAATGCGCTGACCGAAAACACGCACTACACCATCAATACGCTGATCGGTGAGATTACCTACAAAACCAAGCCAACCGCTCCAAAAATCAGCTACACCTATACCGACCCGACGAAAGTGACCGAAGCCGACATCATCGGCGCGTATGTGGCGGCAACCGGCAAACGCACGGGGCTGGAACTGTTGACCGAAGGCTTCACCCGTCAGGGTGCAGACGCGAAAATCATCGTCGTGCCGGAATACGACAAAACCGCCACCGTCCGAGGGGCGATGGAAGTCGTTGCCGGAAAGCTCAAAGCCATTGCTTATGCAGCCGCGCCGAAAGGCACGACATTGAGCAAGGCTTTGGAAGGACGCGGGCCGTTGGGCAGCATCAATTTCCAAACCTCGTCCGACCGTGTGCAGCTCTTCTTCCCTTATGTGACCGGTTTATTGGGTTTGGAAAGCCTTGCCACCCACGCCGCCGGCCTGCGCATGAAAACCGATGTGGAACAGGGCTACTGGTTCAGTATCTCCAACCGGCCGCTCTTGGGTGTAACGGGGGTGGAAATCGGTCTGACCGCCCGTGCGGACGACCCGCAGTCCGAAACCAACCGTCTGAATGAAAAAGGCATTACGACTGTATTCAACAGCTATGGTACGGGCTATCGTATGTGGGGCAACCGCCTCGCCTGCTTCCCAACGACTTCGCATATCAAAAATTTCGAAGTAGCACAACGCACCGGCGACATCATCGACGAATCCATACGCCGTGCCGAACTGCAATATGTCGACCGTCCGATTGATGATGCGTTAATCGACAGTTTGATTGAGACGGTACGCACCTATCTGGGTACGCTGCCTTCCATCGTAGGTTTCTCGGTCGGTTTGGACTATGACTACGACCTGCCCGATGCGTTCAGCAAAGGCCAAGTGCCGATTGTTTACGACTACACGCCGAAGCTGCCGGCCGAGCGTCTGACCAATACCAGCGTGATGACCCGCAAGTATCTGGCCAATTTGGTATCGGCTAACTAAGGCCGTCTGAAAAGGAAAAAATATGTCTACAATCAATGCAATCTACAATGCCAACGTTTATATCGACGGTAACAGCCTGTTGGGTAATGCTTCAGAATTCAAACTGCCTGAGTTTGAATTCGGGCAGGACGAATACACCGGCTTAGGATTGGTCGGCACCATCAAACTGCCAAACGGCGTAGAAGCCCTGGAAGGCGAAGTTACTTGGAACAGCTTTTATCCCGAGGTGGCGAAGAAGGCATCCAACCCATTCAAGGCCGTGCAACTGATGGTGCGCGGCAACCTGCAAACCTTCAATGCGGCAGGTTTGGCGGAAGAAGTCCCTATCGTTACTACGGTAACGGCAATGTTTTCAAAAAACGCTTTAGGCGGCCACAAGCCGAAGGAAAAGGCGGAATTTGGCTCAACCTACCAGACAACAGAAGTCCGCCAAGTCGTCGGCGGGCGCGAAGTGCTGTACTACAACGCGTTCAAAAACATCTACCGCGTGGACGGTCAGGATGTCTTAAATCAAATGCGCAGAAACATGGGGGCGTAATCATTAAACCGCATTAAAAGGCATTTCAGACGGCCTTTGGCACAATCACCGTATCTTTACCGATACGGGTGATTTTTTATTTTTGTTCAATATTTTGGAGATGGAAAAATGAATGAAGCCAAGAAGTTGCAAGATGATTTGGGTGTGAATGCCGTTGTGAAATTGAAATATCCAGTGAGGCTGGCAACGGGGCAGATGTTGGAGCAAGTAACGCTTCGCCGCTTGTGCGTAGGTGATTTGCGCGCCGTTTCCCATCTGACGAACGAAGCGGAACAGGAGCTGGCCCTGTTTGCCCGTATGACAGGCATGATTCCCGAAGACTTGGACTGCTTGGATTTGGCGGACTGGAAACAGATGCAGGAGACGTTTCGCCGCTTCACAGAAACCGAGCCGGACGGCAAATAAACCGCCTCTTTCAAGGGAGGAAATTCAACGGCAACTGCTGTCTGCCGCTGCCGATTTGGCTTGGTGGTTCGGTTGGAGCGTGGTCGAGGTTTACGCACTGAGCTTGGATGAGTTTGAGGACTGGCAGAAAGAAGTAACCCGCCAAATAAAGGCGGGTTATCAGAAGGGGATGTAATTCAGATTTGGTGTCGGCGTTCTGCTTCGATCTCGCGCTGCAACTCACGACACCAACCGTTTGACGGTTCATCAGGCTCTTTACGGAATATCGACCAAACAAACCATACAAAAAACAGACCCAATGCCAGAAGAAGCAAAGGGAAGCCTCCCACCATCAATAACATAAATGCCAATGCGGCAATGACAACCGCTCCGCCCATCTTTCTTTTCCCTTCCCACAGACTTTCTAGGATATTACCAGATGAAAAGCGATTTAGGTATATCAATCAGTGTTTCTGCCGTTGTCGGTGGTGCTTTATCGGGTTTAACCAATATCGGTAAAGCAATGGACACACTGAAATCAACGACCAAAACCTTATCCGAACGTCAGAAGGAGTTGGGGAAAGTATTGGAGCGCAACAAAGACCGCTTGGGTGTGTCATCTGCCAAACAATTATGGCAGGAATACGACAAAATCGGCCTTGCTGTCAGCAAGCTGACCCAGCAATACAAAAAACTCAATGCGGTCCGTGCACAAAGAGAGGCTGTCAACAGCCAATGGGGGGACATCAAAGGACAGTGGCAGGGCGCACTTGCTGCAGCAGGTACATTAATTTTGCCTGTCAAAGTCTCGATTGAATTTGAATCGGCAATGGCTGATGTCAAAAAGGTGGTTAATTTCGATACGCCGCAGCAATTTAAGGAAATGGAGCGGGACATCCTGAAGATGACACGTACCATTCCTATGGCCGGTAAGGACATTGCCGCCATCGTCGCTGCCGGAGGGCAATCGGGTGTTTCCCGTGAGAATCTAACCGGTTTTGCTGAAAAAGCTGCCAAAATGGGGGTAGCGTTCGACATGGCGGCGGGGCAGGCAGGCGAATCTATGGCAACGTTGTCCAACGTATTGCAGATTCCTATTCCCAAAATCGGCACATTGGGTGATGCCATCAACCACCTTTCGGACAATGCGAACTCCAAAGCGGCAGATATCGTTAATGTCCTGACCCGCGTGGGCAGTGACATCAAGCAGTTGGGCATGACGGAAAACCAAGGTGCGGCATGGGGCAGTACCTTTTTAAGCATGGGTAAGGCTCCCGAACTTGCAGCTCAGGCAATGAAGGGCATGATCACATCGATGTCAGTCATGAAGGCCGGTGGTGCGAAAAAAGAGCTTGCCGCATTGGGGCTGACTACCAAGGAATTCGCCGCCGCAATGGACAAAGATGCCAATCGTGCAATGCTGAATCTCTTGGATCGGGTCAAACAGCTGCCAAAGGCCGAACAGTTTCCAATGCTGTTGAAGATGTTCGGCCAAAACTATGCCGATGACGCCATGATGTTGGCAAACAATGTCGGTGAGTACAACCGCCAACTGGCGTTGTTGGAGGAACGGGATGCATCGGGAAACTTGAAGTATCTCGGCTCTATGCAGCGTGAATTTGCCAACCGATCCGCAACGACGGCGAACCAAATCCAAATTTTCAAAAACGGGATTTCGGAACTCGGAATCCGGCTGGGCTCGATTGTTTTGCCTGCCGTAAATGCTTTTTTAAGCAAATGTATCATGCTGACAAGCATGATTTCAGACTGGACGGAAAAGCATCCCGTATTGACGAAAGGGATTGTCGGTACGGCCGCTTCGCTGCTGGCTTTTAAAGTCGGTATGTTTGGTGCGATGGTCATTGTCAATCGTGCGCGTGCAGGAATTTTGGCTTTGAAAGGTGGTTTGCTTTCTTTGAAGGCGACAGCTGTTTTAATCCGGACTGTAATGCAAGGCGGTTTAGCTTTGTCTGACGTACCCGGCACCCTGGGCACCGTCATGAGGGGGTTTGCCGCCGCCCGAACCGTGATAGCGGGTTTCGGCCTGTCATCACTGGCTGCCTTGTGGCCGGTGGTTTTGGCCGTGGCCGCTGTGGCTGCCGTGGCTTTTGTCATCTATAAATACTGGAAGCCCCTTAAAGCCTTCTTTGCCGGATTTTGGGAGGGACTGACTAAAGGCTTGGAACCGCTGACGCCGCTGTTTGATGCGTTTGTCGGCACATTGAGCGGCATTTGGACGGCCGTACAGCCTTATCTGCAACCTGTTTTGGATTGGTTCGGCGACTTTTTCAACCTGACTCAGGCAGGCGAAGGCAACGCCCGCAGCTGGGGGGAGTCGGTCGGCTCGGCTTTGGCTTCGGTGGTCAATACCGTCGTTTCTGTCGGCACCATGATAGTGGACGGCTGGCGGATGATTTTCGACGGCATCTTCTCATTGGCCGATTCGGCATGGACACAAATCAAAACCGCCTTTGACGGCGGACTGCTCGGCATCCTCGGCCTGATTCTCAACTGGTCGCCCATTGGCGCGTTCTATTCGGCCTTTGCCTCCGTACTGTCATGGTTCGGCATTGACTTGCCGGCCAGATTTACCGAGTTCGGCAGCAACATCATCCAGGGGCTGTGGAACGGATTGCAGGCAAAATTCGAGGCGGTGCGGGCTTGGTTGGCGGAAAAGGCCGCCGCCCTGAAAAACACGTTTGCGGGCGTGATGGACATCCACTCGCCCAGCCGGGTATTCCGCCGTTTCGGCGGCTGGATGATGGAGGGCCTGCAAATCGGCATCAATCAGGGCGCACCGCGCCCGCTCAACGCCATCGGCGGCGTGGCTTCGGATTTGCAACAGCGTTTCACAAACCACACCTCATCCTTGGCCGCCTCAATGGCCGCTAACAGTGCCGAACTCTCTGCCGCACGGCAGGGCGCGGCCGCAGCGGGAGGAATAACGGTACATTTTTCGCCGACCATCCATGCGCCGGGCGGTAATCCGCAGCAGATTGAGGCGGCGTTGCAGATGGGTTTGCAAGAGTTTGAAACAATGTTCCGCCGCATGATGGACGACAAAGCACGGAGGGCTTATTGATGTATGCGATGTTGGGCGAGGTACGCTTTGAGCTTTTAAACAGCTTTACATCTTTGGAAACTCAGCATGCCGCCAATTTTGCCAAACATGAGGTCTTGAAAGGCCGCCCACGGCTGCAGGCCTTGCAAAACGAGCTGACGACGCTGCGTTTTTCGCTCAAGTTGCATTGGCGGCTGGGCAATCCCGATACGGCTTATAAGGGTCTGCTGTCGGCTTTGGAAGCGCAGCAGGCGGTGTCTTTGGTTTACGGCAGCGGTCGTTTTGTCGGATGGTTTGTGCTTGAGCGGTTGACGGAGCGCACGTTGATTCAGGACGCGCAAGGCCGGACGGCGGCGCGTGAATTGGATGTGGAGCTGACCCAGTTTGTCGGCGACCCGAATAATCCGCTCCCGACTCCAGCCGTCAAGTCGGGTGGGCAAAATCCGCTCCTGTCCTTATTGCCGGAGAGCGTGCAGGCAAAAGCGGGCAAATTGATTTCGGCGGTGGAAAAAGCCGCGAAAATTTACCGCGCCGCCGAAGCGGGTATCGGCGATATGCAGAATCTGATACAGGCTGCCAAAAATCTGAAAAACGACCCGGCCGGTGCATTAAACCTGTTGGGGGACGCGCTCAATATCGGCGGCGGCACTTTGGGACGGCTCAATGCCTTGCCGGAAGTAACGGCGGTTTTCGGCGATCTGAAAGGCGCGGCTGAGTTTGCATTACAGGCAGGGCAAGCGGCCAACAGGCTGGGCGGTGCCGTCGGTGCATTGCGTGCCGGGTATGAGAGCGGCTCCGTCGGCGGCTGGCTGGATGCGGTCGGAAACGGCGTGGCCGAAGCATCGGATGCGCTGGCAAACGGCTCTGCTGCCGCCCAGGCTTTGACCGGCTGGCTGGCGGCAAGGAAGGATAAATGATGAGTGCGGTAATACGCTACACCACCCAAGACGGCGACCGGTGGGACTTAATCGCGCACAAGCATTACGGCAACGCGCTGTTGATTGACAGCCTGATTGCGGCCAATCCGCACTTGCCGTTGGCGGAGGAGTTTACGGGCGGCCTCACGGTCTTTGTCCCCGTCCTTGAAACCAAACCGAAGAACAACCAAGAGGAGCTGCCGCCGTGGATGCGTTAGGCGCGTTTTTAAAATCAAAAGGCCTTGACGGCGGCGGCCGTACCCATCCGGTTACCATGCCCGATTTTGTCCTGTCTTACGAAGACAAGGATATAACGGCAGACGTCGCGCCTTATCTGATTTCGTTCAGCTATACCGATTACCTTGAGGGGCAGTCGGACGAATTGCAGGTCGATTTTGAGGATACGGACGGACGCTGGCTGCGTCATTGGTATCCCGAACAGGGCGATGCTTTGTCTTTGAGCCTGGGCGACCAATTTACCGGGCTGGTCTCTTTCGGCAAATTTGAGATTGCCGAGATTGAATACAACCATCCGCCGTCGACGGTCAGCCTGAAGGCCCTATCGACCGGGATTACCAAGTCCAGCCGCACTTTGCGCGGCAAGGCGTATGAAAATACGACTTTGGCCGCCATTGTCCGTCAGGTGGCAGGCCGTCTGAAGCTGGAGGTAACGGGTACGGTCAAAAACATCGCCATCAAACGGGTGACGCAGTATCAGGAGCGCGACATCGAGTTTTTGGCACGGTTGGCGCAGGAGTACGGCCACAGCTTTAAAATCGTCGGCAACAAACTGGTATTTGCCGATAATGCCGAGCTAAAACAGCGTTCTGCCGTTGCCGTATTGTTGCCCGAGGACATCATCCGTATCCGCCTGCGCGATTTGATTAAGGGGGTCCCGTCTAAAGTAGATGTCAAAGGCTATGACCCAAAATCCAAACAGACCGTGTCGGCGAGCCGCAGTAGTAAATCAAGACGCGGCAAAGCCAAACACGGCAGTACGGGCGATACATTGCGTATCGTGCCGAATAAGGGTGAGAGCGCGGCGCAATTAAATGCCAGGGCAGATGCCAAATTGGCAGATGCGCAGGACGACCAATGTGCGGGTACCGTTACACTGGTTGGCAATGCACTGTTGGTGGCAGGTCAAATGGTACGGCTTAAAGAATTTGGCAAGTTCTCGGGTAAATATCTGGTCAAGCAATCAAGACATGATTTCACGCGCCACGGCGGATGGACGACCGAATTGGAGATCAAAATGACGGAGTATGTAGCAGACGAGGAGAAAAACAATGCAAACCCATGATTTTACGGCAACGATGCAATTTGGCATTGTATCGGCGATTGATGCGGCGGCGCACAGTTTGCGGGTAAAAATCCCCGTACTCGATGAAATGGAAACCGACTGGCTGCCTATGGCGACACCGGCGGCGGGCGGCAACCGTTTTTACAGCCTCCCTGATGTGGGCGAACTGGTTGTCTGCCTGCTGGATGCGCGGGGTGAGACCGGCTGCGTTATCGGTGCGATTTACAATGCCGCAGATAAACCGCCGGTATCCGACCAAAACAAATGGGTCAAACGGTTTACCAACGGCACGGTCATCTCGCACGACCGCAGTAGCGGCGAAGTAGTCGTTGAGACGCCGGGTAAAGTCCGAATCAAAGCAGCGAAAAAAGTAGACATCCAATCACCGGAGACAGAAATCACGGGTAATGCGACGGTAAAAGGGCGGTTGACTTATACCGCAGGTTTGACGGCCAGTAATGCCGGCGGCGGCGAGGCGGCGAATATTAAGGGTAAAGTCATCATTGAAGGCGAACTTATCGTCAATGGCATCAATATTGGCAGTCACATTCACGATGGTGATTCCGGTGGGCAAACCGGCGAGCCGAAAAATCATTAAACAGCATTAAAAGGCGTTTCAGACGGCCTTCCCTACAATCCCTGTATCGATAAGCGATACAGGGATTTTTTGATGTTCTACGCCGCACCTATCTCGAAACACTGGCAGCTCGCGCCCGAAGGCTCGGGCGTGGTTCAAGGTGCGGACGACATCGACCAATGCATCCGCAACATCCTGTCCACCCGCAAAGGCGCGGACGTTACCCGTCCTGATTTCGGCTCCGACCATTACAAATGGCTGGACACGCCGGAAGACGTGTTTGTCCCCAATATCGTGCGCGAAACCGTGCTGGCCATACAGACATGGGAGAAGCGGGTAGCGGTTGAAAACGTCGTTTTCGGCGGGGCTGCACCGCATCTGACGATGACGGTTTATTGGCGCGTCGCCGATGAGGTGGCGGGTGAGATTTATACGACAGACATCAGATTGGAGCAGGCGTCATGGATTTGAACAAGCTAAAACGCGAGGACGTCAAAGTGGTTTCGGACGATCTGTCCGAAATCTTGGCGCAAACCATCGCCGATTATGAAGCCCGCAGCGGAAAAACCCTGCAGCCCGCCCATATCGAACGGCTGCTGATCAATACCTATGCCTACCGCGAGACATTGGCGCGCAAAGCGGTCAATGAGGCCTACCGCCAACAGCACCCGCGCTTTGCCACGGGGCTGATGCTGGATTTGTGCGGCGACGACGTCAATACCCCACGGCTTGAAGCCTCCGCCGCCCGTTGCACCATCCGTTTTACGTTGGCTGCCGGACAAGGCGGGACCGTTTTGATTGCACAAGGCACTCAGATTGCAGCCGGGGCAACCGTGTTTCAGACCACCTCGTCCGGCACGCTCTCACCGGCTGGCCGCACTTTGGATTTGGAAGCGGTCTGCCTGCAGACGGGTGTGTCCGGCAATGGTTTTTCCGCCGGACAAATCAACGCGCCCGTCAATCCGATTGACGGCGTATCGGCTGCCAACATCACGGTGTCGGCCAGCGGTGCGGCGGAAGAGTCTGACGATGCCTACCGCCGGCGCATCCTGCTCGCACCTGAGAGCTTCAGCGTTGCAGGCCCTGTCGGGGCTTATGAGTATTTTGCCCGCCGGGTCAGCCCCGTGATTTGCGACGTCCATGTGGGCAATCTGCAAAGTTCCGACGGCGCGCCGATAGGTGGACAGGTTCGGGTAACGGTATTGACCAAGACCGGCCTGCCGTCATTGGAGTTGATTAACGAGGTGCAAAGAGCCTTGTCCGGGGAGCGCGTCCGTCCGCTGTGCGACACGGTAACCGTTGCGGCCCCGTCCGTAGTGGATTACACGCTGGATGCCGAGCTGGTTTTATTTACCGGGGCAAACACGGCCGAAGTGGTCGCCGCCGCAAAACAGGCATGGGCGGCATACGAGGCAGCCCGCCGCGAAAAACTGGGCTTGGACATCGTACCTTTGGATATCCAGACCATCCTCAAAGTTGACGGTGTTTACAACGTCATCCTGAAAAAACCGACATTGACGGTCATCAAACCGGATCAATGGTCGCGTTGTACCTCCATCAATATCGGCACGTCGTCCGAGACGGCGGAAGGGTAGTACATGGCCGAACTGACTTACGCCGAAATCATCGAACGCGACCAGCGTTATCGGATGCTGGCCGATTTGGGCTTGAGGATGAGCGACATTGACGCGGTAAAACTGATGCCGCGTTTGACGGAGCTGGTCGCCCCCGAGCACTTGGAACTGTTGGCCGAGAGTCGCAGCATTTTAGGTGCCGACGGCTACTGGCTGGCCGAGAGCGACCAAACGCGCCGAAAACTGATTAAAGGCGCGTACCTGCTGCACCGCTACAAAGGCACACCCTGGGCAATACGCGAGATTGTGCGGCGGTTGGGATTCGGCGAAGTCGAAATTACCGAAGGCTATGGCAACAAACGGCATAACGGCGAAATCGTCCGCAACGGCCGACATGCCTATGGCCACAGCGACCGCTGGGCGCACTACCGCATCACGATGCCTCATGCCATCACCAATGACCAGGCCGATCTGCTGCGGCACACCCTGAGTGCATTTGCACCGGCACGCTGCGTTTTAGCCGCACTCGATTACCAACATGCCGCCTTAAGGCACAACGGCCGCGCCTTGCGCGACGGCAAATTCAACAGAGGAACCGCATAAAGGAACTGACCGATGGCAAATTTAACCGAAACCAACCGCTGGGAAGCGGGCATCTACCAGCTGGAAACCTCCGACCCCGTGATGGGCGGCCCCAACGGCATCGACAACCGCGCCCCGCGCGAACTGGCCAACCGTACCCTGTGGCTGAAAACCGAACTGGCCAAAGCCGTTGCCCAGATTGGCGCAAATAAAACCGAGGCCGCCTTAAAAACTGTCCAAATCACCGCAGGTGCAGGCCTGACGGGCGGCGGCACGCTGGCGGCAAACCGCACCATCTCCCTGGGGCAGCCTGCCGACCTGACCGAAACCAGCGAGAGCGTGGCCGTCAGCAATACCCACAGCCACAAATTGCCCCGTGCCTCATCTACCGCGCGCGGCATAGTCAGAGTGGCCAATACGCTGACCGGCACGGCGACGGATGATGCCTTGTCGGCCGCGATGGGCAAAAAACTGGCCGATGAAAAGCTGGGCAACAGTGGCGACCAAACCATTACCGACGGCACATTGACAATCGGCCGCGCGAACACGTGGAATAAAATTATCATGCCGTCCGGACGCGGCAATTGGATATTCGAGGCCAATCCGGCGGCGGCCGAAGCAGTGGCCGACAGCATCCGATTTAACTTTAAGTTCGAAGAGCCCGGCAAAAAAGCAAAAGTTTTGCGCTTCCATCAGATTGGCGCGGCGGGCGAGACGGTGGCCTACCAAAGCTGGGTGGCCGCAAAAGCGGCAGAAGCGGCAGCGGGAAAAGCAGATACCAAAAAACTGACCGACGAAGACCTCAACAGCATCACGACCCCTGGCTTATACGGGCAAGTGTTAAACGTAAACGCCACCCCAGAGCGCAACTACCCCACAACGAAAGCGGGCAGCCTGTTGAGTTTGCCGTCAGCCTATAACAGCGATGCAGACCTGGCATCACACCAAATCTACATCCCATTTGATACCGATGAAATATGGCGGCGCGGCAAGCGCAACGGCGGCCGCTGGACTGATTGGACAAAAATCACCGTATCGCCCGCAGAGCTGGAGGAGGCCGTCAGAACTGCGGCCGGTCAAGCCGTTTTGTTGACAGGTGCGCAGACGGTGCGCGGCGTGAAAACCTTTTCAGACGGCCTCAAAACGCCCACTCCTGTGGCGACGAGCAACGATACGTCGGTGGCGACGACGGAGTTTGTTAGGCATGCGGTAGATTCGTCCTTGCCGTCAGGGGCGGTGATGTACTTTGCCATGCAGGCTGCGCCCCTGGGCTGGCTGAAGGCCGACGGTTCGGCCGTTTCGCGCACACAGTATCCCGCTCTGTTTGCGGCCATCGGCACGACGTTCGGCGCGGGTAACGGCAAAACCACCTTCAATCTGCCTGACCTGCGCGGCGAGTTTGTGCGCGGCTGGGACGGCGGGCGCGGCATAGACCCGGGACGCGCATTCGGGTCGGCGCAAGGCGACGCCATCCGCAATATTACTGGCTCAATCGATACAGGCATCAACAGTGGGCATCAACTCTTTGACGAGGCCACTGCGACGGGCGCACTGGCTATAAGCCAGCGGCGGTGGAAGACATGGACCAGCGATACCCAAGACGGAGGAAACAACCCGTCAGCATTTGACTTCGATGCATCGCGCGTCGTCCCCACCGCCGCCGAAAACCGCCCGCGCAATATCGCACTGTTGGCCTGCATCAAAATCTAGGGGGGCGATATGGATAAATCAACAGGCCGTCTGAAGGCGGTAGCCGCTTACGCCAAATCCGTCGGCATTGCCGCCGACCAACTGATTAACGCCGTCTTGGGCGGCCGGCCGTCTGAAACCCTGTCCGTCCGCGCCTACCGCCTCGGCGTGTTGGATGGCCGGACAGGTTGGCGGCGCGTCGTTTGGTTCATCAACAAACTGTTTTTTTGGCAGCGCAACCACTGCCGGGGCGCATACGCCGCCGTCAACCGATGCTCATACAAAAACAAAAGCCCTGCCGACGTATGGCAGGGCGGAATCAACAAACGATAAAACGGCTGCGCGGCGGTGTTGTCCGCACCGTGCTCCGCGCCAGCCTCAGCAGCGATAGCCTGCATCAGCCTTTTTTACCGTCCCCTGCAGGGGAGGCGGATTTTACCACCGCTGATACAAGGAGCTGCAAAAAATGAAACACCGTTGCAAAAACTGTAACAAACTATTGGCCATAGGCACAGGCAAATTCGAAATCAGATGCCCGCGCTGCAAAGCCGTAAATACCATCTGTTCTTTGACAACCGACAACACCCCCAAACTTTCAGATAACCATTCAGAGCACCGAGAGTGCCGTTTTACCTTCGATATTCAGGAGACAAAATGACACAAAAACCCCACCCCTTGGTGCCTTGGATGGGCGGCAAACGCAGACTGGCAAAACACCTTATCCCCATGTTTCCCGAGCATTCCTGCTATGTCGAGCTGTTCGCAGGAGGAGCAGCACTGTTTTTCTTACGGCCGCAACCAGCCAAGTGCGAAGTCCTCAACGACATCGACGGCCAACTCATCAACCTTTACCGCGTAGTACAACACCATTTCGACGAATTTGTCCGGCAGTTTGACTGGACATTGACCAGCCGAGAAGTTTTTGCCCGGCTGCAATCCGTTCCCCCGGAGAGCATGACCGACATCCAGCGAGCCGCCCGTTTCTTTTACTTGCAGCACACCGCCTTTGGCGGAAAGACTGTCCATCAACATTTTGGTACGACCACCACCTCAAAAGCATGGGATGCCTCTCAAATCAGAGCAAAGCTGACAGCGGCGCGAAACCGCCTAAGCGGGGTATTTATCGAGAATGAGCCGTGGGAGCGTTGTTTCAAGCGATACGACCGCGAGCACACCTTCTTCTACGCCGATCCGCCGTATTGGCAGACTGCAGGCTACGACCGTGCTTTTGATTGGGCGCAGTATCAACTGCTGGCCAAAGTAATGAGTGAGAGTAAAGGAAAAATCATGTTGTCCATTAACGACCATCCGGACATCAGGAACTTGTTCAAAGACTTCCGCATTGCCCAGTTTGAACTGGCCTATTCCATCGGCAGGAGCAAAACCGGCAAGACAAGCGGCGAGTTGGCCATATGCAATTGGTAA